AGCGGTGATTGTACCTTATGGCGTGGCGGTTTAGAAAACCATGGGTGGTGTTCCTGGTGTTCGCGCATGTTATTGCACGTTGCATGCTTTACGGATTCGGCCAACCATGGCGTCCATGGCGGTTTCGG